CGAATAAGGAGAAATCTAGTGGGGTACAACGCGGGAAATCCAGATGATGTAAGAAAGAAAGAAGAACAGGCTCATCTTTCGGACATCCAGGAACTTGAAGATCTTAAAACTATTATAAACACCCCCGCGGGTATGAGATATTTCAGATGCTTTTTTGAAGACTCTGATTTTTTGGGGTCTTCTATGACAGGTAATAGTATGACGTATTATAACGAAGGTTTTAAGGCGAGGGCTCAGCTTACATTTAAACAACTAATGAAAGTGGACTCTCAGAAACTAATAGAAGTATTAAAATTTGGAGAGGAGGATGTAAAAGATGACTGATCCTACTAACGACCAAACAACCGATCAAAATAACACTGACATCGGGGATGTGGGCGATAAAGGACAGGATACTATGCTTAACACGGATCCTGTAGATAAGCCCCCTGGTACTGAAGGAGACCCTAAACCCCCTGATGAAGGCGAAGAGAAGCCCAAAGAAGGAGAAGAGGAGAAACCTAAAGAAGAGGGCGAAGAAGAGAAAGGTGCTCCGGAAGAGTATGAAGCTTTTAAACTGCCTGAAGGACAGGAAGTCCTGGACGAAGGTATTATGACCGAGTTCAAGGAGGTTGCTAAAGCCGATAATCTTTCACAGGCGCAAGCCCAGAAGTACATTGATCTGTCGAACCAAATCGGCGATAAGATTAATGAGCGGATAACTGAAGCCTGGAATAACGAAACTGCAAAGTGGAAATCTGAACTTGAAAGTGATCCTGTTATTGGCGGGCACAACCTTTCTGAAACAAAAGAGCGGGTTGCGAGAGTTATGCGTACGTATGCTGCGCCAGGATTAAAAGAGTTGGGGGCGCAATTAGGCTTTGGGAACCACAAAGCTATGATCCAGACTCTTGTAAATTTTGACAAGGCTACCGGCGAGGGCAAACTGGTCGAAGGACTTAAGTCTAAAATAACTAACGTACCTAAAACAATCGGGGAATCTATGTACCCTGATAAAACTTAAGAGGAGAAGAAAATGACTACAGTAGGAGTAGATTACTTAACATTAACTGATTGGGCGAGTCGTAAAGACCCCGACGGCGGAGTAGCCGCGATAATCGAACAGCTTGCTTTGAGGAATCCTATTCTTCAGGACATGCCGTTTATAGAGGGTAACTTGCCAACCGGTCACAAGACCACCATTCGAACAGGATTACCTTCTGCGACATGGAGAATGTTGAATTATGGTGTCGCAAATTCCAAAGCACGTACGGCTCAGGTAACTGATACGACCGGAATGCTTGAGGCTTTTTCCGACATTGACAAGTCTCTTATAACCCTTAACGGAAACTCAAAAGAGTTTCGCGCATCTGAAGATATGGCTTTCCTTCAGGCGATGAACAACGAAGTAGCCGAGACACTGTTCTATGGTAACACCGATACAGATCCAGAGAAGTTCCTGGGCCTGTCTCCGCGTTACAGTGTTATTTCAACAGATTCATCGGAGAGCGGGTATAATATCATTGATGGTGCGGGATCTGATAGTGACAACGCGTCTATATGGCTTGTTGTCTGGGGTCCTCAGACCTGTCATGGTATTTTCCCTAAAGGGTCAAAAGTAGGGCTTACTCACACCGATCTTGGTGAGCAGATCCTGTATGACGCCAGTGGTAATAAGTACATGGGCGTTAGTTCTCATTTTAAATGGGATATTGGCCTGACTGTTCGCGATTGGAGATACGTAGTTCGTATCGCTAATATTGATGTGTCTGATCTTCACATTGATGGTACTACCGGCGATTCAGAAAACCTTTCTGATCTTATGACCCAGGCTCTTGAGCAGCCTCCGGATCTGGAAGCAGGCAGACCAGTGTTTTATTGCGGCAAAAAGATCAGAACCTGGTTGAGACGACAGGCAACCTCGAAATCTAACGTGAATCTTACTCTGGACGACTACATGGGTAGGAAAGTCGTTTCTTTCGATGGTGTCCCTGTTCAGAAATGTGAGAGCCTAACCGTAGCAGAGGAGCACGTAACTACTTAAGGTTCTTTTAAACTTAACTCTTTGAAAGGAGTAAATAAGATGGGCGTATTTGATAAAGAAAACTTATTTTGTACTGACATGGACGGGCAGGACATAACTGCCACAGCGAGAGCCGCTGTTTCTATCGACCTTGGAGCGAAAGGCGTCTCCAAGGGAGAGAGAATGGTGGAAGTTATTTGCCAGGTAATCGCGGACTTCGATAGTGGTGCTGACGATGGGACTCTTGTCGTAGCATTGGTTACTGACTCTGCGCTTCCGATGGACGGGTCAAGTATAGTGCTGCATCAGACCGCAGCGATACTTGAAGCGGTCCTGGTGGCGGGGTACCAGTTCTCTCTGGGTATGGTCCCGATAGGGGCGCTGCAGTATCTTGATCTGCTTTATACTGTTGCGGGTTCTGGGAATTTCACCGCGGGTACGATAATTGCGGGTCTAAACCTTGATCGTCAGACTAACGAATAGAAAGGTTTTTAAATGGCGACTTATATCTGTAAACGAAAAGGCGGAGCGTATTATAAGAGGAGAATGTGGAAATTCGGTGAAACTATTGAGTATCCCACTCTTCCTAATAAGCACTTCGAATTGGAGTCAGATATGAAAAACCGTTTACGGGAAAAACTTGCTCTCGCCAATAGCGGCGGGGGCGAGTCTACTGTGAGCGAAGCTCCTAAAACACTTAAGGAGTTATCTGATGAAAATGAAAAACTGGAGAAAGACACGCAGCCGCGTGACGCTGAGAAACTTGCTGAAGGCGGAAAAGGCCCTTTGGCTGAATCTCATACAGATGAAGGTGAGATTAACATATTCAAATAAGACTACCGGCGGGGGGCGTTTTTAGGTGAGGCGCCCTGCCGTTGATAGAGGAGGAGCAGAATGCCTAATCCAGGTTATATAGCGATATGTAATATCTCCTTATCACGCGTGGGCGCGGGCAGTATATCTGATTTTGATGGTTTGTCAGAACCCGCTCGGCAGTGTGAGCTTCTTTACGACTTAGCTAAAGATTCTCTTTTGGAGTCCCAGGATTGGACTTTCGCTAGTGTAAGGAAGCCCCTCGCGTTAACGGATGAAGTTTATACAGGGTGGTCATATGCGTACGTTGTACCTTCAAATAATTTAATACTAAGACGTATTGTAGATCCGCTTGAGTCTTCCGCGTATCAGGGGGGGAGTATCTTCGGAAACGACGGGGTAAAAGGTATCCCGTTTAAAGAAGTAACTATATCTGATCTAAACCAAAAAAGGATTCTAACTAATTACGCTGACGCGGAGATGGAGTATACGGCCAGGGTAGAAGATACTAATCTAATGTCTCCAAATTTCATTTTGGATTTAACGTACTGGCTTGGCGCGCAGTTGGCTATACCTCTTAAAGGTGATATCCAGAAACACCAGGACCTTATGACTTTGCATCAGGCGTTTTTGGATAATGCTAAGGCGCTTAACGCGAATGTGGACAACCATAAGCCTGAACAGGAGAGTTCTTTTGTTAAAGCGAGGCGAGGCTAATGGGCGTTACCAGAGTAACCCAGGAAGCATTTACCGGCGGGGAGCTAACTCCTGCAGTACATCAGAGGCCCTCTCTTGATAAATATCCTATAGGGGCAAGTCTTCTACGGAACTTTTATGTTTCCCCCCACGGGGGCTTCTCGAACAGGGGCGGGCATGAGTATGTAGTAGAATATAGCGACTCTTCTAAAAAGGGGCGGATGCTCACTTTTCAGTTCTCGGTGGACCAATACTTTGTGGTTCAGCTTGAAGAGTACCTTATGCGTTTTATATGGGAAAATGGAGCGGTTCTTATATCTGAGGAGGCTACTGTTTGGGCTGATGATAGCAGCTACCCATTAGGGGCGTATGTAGCGTATCTTGGCGAGAAGTATTATTGTTATGTTGCTACGGTGTATGTAGCTACGCCATTACCCACTCCTCTAGCTGCTCCCGAGAACTGGCAGTTGGTGCAAGATGATATCCTGGCTATTAGGACCCCTTATTCTGAAGCAGAGTTACCCTATATAAAGTTCGCGCAAGACAAGGACATAATATATTTAACACACCCGAACCACCCTACAATGACGTTGACCAGATATGGGGTGGAACAGTGGGAGTTTATAGAAAACGAAAAAGGATCGTCGATGACCCAGGTACTTAACCTTACGGGGACCGGATCAACGAACTTTACTTATAATGTTACCGCGGTAGGGGTGAACGGAGACGAATCTGAGGTAGCTGCTGCTGAGGTTACTGCGAACTTGGGGGATGAATTAACTTGGGACGACAATGAACTAGCCACGAGTTACAACGTATACCTTATCGAAAATGGATCGCATTATAAGATAGGAAACACGGTGGACTCTTCGTACGAAATACCGGCGGATACTATGCGGGTGGATAGACTAGACTCAGCGCCCATTGTGGCGAACCCTATGTCGGAAGAAGACACATATCCTGGAGTTTTAGCTTTCTATCAGCAGAGGATGACTTATGGGAGACCAAACGAGAGCGTTGGTAGGATACAAGCTTCTAAGACAAAATACCCAGATAATTTTAATTTATCTAGCCCGTTAAAAGCGAGCGACCCTTACGTGTATAATATCGATGGTAGGAGACTTAGCGAGATAATGTGGTTCGTCGCTATGGAGCAGCTTATTATCGGGACTGATGAAGCTGTGTGGAGTCTTACCGGCCAGGGTGGAGGGCCTGTTACCCCTACAGATATCCCAAAGATGATTACGCAGACAGATATAGGGGTCTCATATATACAACCTCTCGTGGTAGGTAAGACGATTTTATTCTTAGAGGGGAATAACGCAGTTGTCCAGGATCTCGCGTTTTCCCTGGATGTTGAAGGGTATGACGGGGACGACGTATCTATTTTAGGGGAGCATCTTTTTGAAGGTCATTATATTGTAGCGTGGTGCTACCAAAGATATCCGGACTCAATAGTTTGGTGTGTAAGGGACGATGGCGTTGTCCTGGGCCTTACATATTACAGAAAGCATAAAATCTGGGCGTGGCATCAGCATACTACCGGAGGTTCTTCGGGCGCGCATCAGGTAGAAGATATAGTAAGTATAAGAACAAGCGCTAAAGCAGATGTCGTTTATCGGGCGGTTAATAGGACTATAAACGGTGAAACTAAAAGATATATCGAGCGCTCCAGGAAGAGAATAGAAGTGGCGGGGGATGTGTCTACGGCTTTTATGGTTGATAGTGGGCTTGTGTATGATGACGTACCGGCTCAGGTCATATCGGGGCTTGATCATCTGGAGGGGGAAACTGTAGTCGCGTTAGCTGATGGAAATGTAATTAGGAATTTAGTGGTAGAGAGCGGCACGGTGGACTTAGGTATAGAGGCGTCATACGTTGTAGTGGGGCTCGGATATGTTTGCGACTTTACTTCTCTTGGGCTTCAGGGTACCGCTTCATCTAATAACTCACTACAGTCTAGCTCTCTTCAGGGGCGGGAGAAATCTGTAGTTGAACTGGAGATACGGGTGCGAAACGCCAGGCAAGCGTTAGTCGGTCCGGACGAGGACCATCTTGACCCGATAGCTTTCAGAGAAAACGAGAAATACGGAGAGTCTAACGAACTTTGGGAGGGGTCCAAGAAAACTACGTTTACCCCTACAGATAGCGGAACCGACGCTAAGGTTCATATACAAACGGTAGATCCGGTTCCATTAACCGTTCTTTCATATACAGCTAAAATAGAATACGGCGATGGATAGAGTACGGATAGTAAAAGCAGAGAGAGAGCATATTGACTTTATGAAGGGATCTCTTAGAGAGTCTGACGAAGTGGTTGCTAAAGCTTTAGGGGGGCGTAACGCGGATGTTACTGCTATTTATTCTTTTCAGATGTCTGATAAAGCCTGGGTGGTGTTACTTTATGGTGAGGCGATAATGGCGTTCGGAGTGAGGAGAGCTACGGTCATGGACCCTGTAGGGGCCCCGTGGTTTGTAGCGACAGAAAAACTAGACCAGGTAAAGATAGAAGTTATTCGTAAAAGTAAGGGTTTTGTGAAGCAGATGAAAGACGAAGTGGGTTCACTTGAAACTTTGGTACATCATGAGAATATCGTTTCTAAAAAATGGTTAATGTGGTGTGGTTTTGAGTACTGTGGACTTAGGACTTTTGGTGATAATCAAGATTTATTTTATGTAATGAAAATTAATTAGGAGAGAGTTATGGCGCCTGTGGTCCCTTTTATACCCGCCATCTTATCGGCGGTAGGAGTGGGGGTGTCCGCGTATAGCGCACACCAAGCTGCCCAAGCAAGGAATGATGCCGCTGATTACGAAAGCGATATTGCTAAATATAATGCCAAGAGAGCGGAACAGGCAAGAGTGGATGCTCTCGCCAGGGGCGAGGCAGACGTGGAGAACTTCCGGAGGAGAGCGCGTGTGAAGAGAGGGCGTGAGGTAGCCAATCAAGGGGCCTCTAATCTCTTAGCAGAATCGGGGTCTTTTCACGATTATCTGTCGGATCTTTACGCCGAAAGTGAAGTTGATGCTATGGTTATTATTAATAACTCCGAAAGAGAAGCCGCGGGATTGGAGTCAGAGAGAGATCTGCTATTGACCGGAGCGGATTTTGCCAGAAGCACAAAAACCTCTCCGTTGTTAGCGGGGGCCACATCACTGTTATCAAACGCAGGAGCGCTAAGTAATTCGTTTACAAATGTCAAAGCGGCTATACCAAAAAAGAAAATAACACCGCCATCTACAGGCAGTCAAAATTTTGCGTTTTTTAGCGCGGGGAGATAATATGGCGGACATAAAGATAGGAACGATAGCACGGAGACCGGTTACGGGCGCATTAAGAACCCCAGGTGTGGGAAGAGGCGCGTTTGGCGTAGCGAAGCATATCCAGAGAGCGCAATTCGGGGACGCTCTTACCGCCGCTGCTACAGACCTCCAAAAAAAGATAGACACAACGCGGGTTCGTGACGCGCTTAACTCTTATGACAATCAGATGATAGCGTTTTCCGGAGAGGAGTATGCGAAGAACGAAGCGGATTCTCTCGGAGCGGTGGAAAGAATTTCCTCGCAAAGCGATAAAGTAAGTCAGAAAGCCATTACTGATTTTAAGTTAAGCGGAACGGCGCAGGAGATGTTTGGGAATAATGTCCAGAACTCCAGGCGGGGGTACGTCACAAACGTGGGCGCGCACGAAAGATCGGAAATAGAAAAGTATCAGACCTCCACGGTAAAAGCCAGAAACATGACCGTAACGAACAGATCAATTCAGAATAGAAACAATGACCTTGATATCATAAACGACTATAAGACTCATATAGCTCCTAATCTGGTTCAGTTGGCGAAACAGGAACATGGGGATAAAGCGACTAAAGATGTAATAGATGCTTACGTTCAGGCCGGTACAGATGCGTATTTTGGGTCGATAATAGACGCTTCAGCAGATGCGGATTCAGCTACGAGTGCTTACGCCAAGCTGCAGAAGTACGGTGGGGCTATGAGTCCGGCTCTTGTCGCGAAGTACGAAGCGGAGCTGAAAGGGGCTTCCGAAACAGAGATAATTAAGGCCAGGTCTATCGCTATTAATAAGGGGTTCACCACTCTTAAAGAAAAACTTGACGCGGCGGATACTGCTATGGATGTAGAAGGTAATCCTCTTCCGGCTGAAGTAACAAACGCCATACGAAGAGATTTGAGAAAACGGCATCAAGACGGCGAGGTGATAGCAGAGGCTACGTACAAGAAGTTCTATGAGTCGGAAGCCGATAAAGCTAATGACCCTGCTTATTCCGAATCGGATATACCAAGGGGTAAATTGGACATAGCTGAAGAACGTAAATTGGAGAATGTGATAAGAGAAAGACGGTTGAGGAACGCTAAGGCGACCCTTGGTAAAGGAAACACTCCAGAAGCCATTATGGAATACGCGAGATATAAAAACATGTCAGTTGATGAGCAACAGGCGTACGATCCTAACGATCATGTTATGGTGTTGGGAACCTTGGCTAAGACTATCATTAATGATCAAGCGACGAAAAGAGAGTCCGGCGTGGCTAGCTCAGAAGACCAAGCGTTTCAAGCGGCTAAGCAGTATGCCGCTGCGACAGGGCTGTTCAGGAAAGATAACGGCGACAGTGACGCCATTAAATTGAAGAAAGCCACAATGGAGCAGAGATATTGGGAACAGTTCCGGATATCGTATAATAACCTTCCCGATTCTAAAAAGGAAGGGGATGCAGGGGGTGATATCGCTGCGATGCTAATGGGCGCGCCTCATGTTGGGCGTAATTTTGTTGATTACAGATTTGAGGTTCCGTATCACGAAAGCGCGGACGCGATATTCGAAGCAAACAGACCGGCTAATCTTCCTAAAACAGCAATATACGATAAAGAGGCTAACGTCTACTACACTCAATCAGGAAACACAACTATCGTATATGACACAAATGGGTTCTTTATAAGAGGTAGACGTAAGAAGGTTTCAGCCAGTGGTGCTATCAGCTTCGACAATATAAGTCTTAAAGATATTGAGGTTCCGACTAAAGAGACAGAATCCGCGGAGAAAACGGAAAGCAATCAAGAGAGAGCAACGAGACAAATTAAAGCAGGAAACAAATTTCTTAGGGGCGCGGTTACATTCCCCGCCATAGGTTTACTCGATAGAAAAGTATCTATTAAATAGGAAACGATAATGTCGATTTTAGAAGAAATAGCTTCCGACGAATACGAAGACATCCCCCAGGAGACAGTTGAATCGGTATCCTTATCTCAGAGTTTAGCTCAGCGCCCGAAGACGGACTACGCTTTCGCTTCTGACGAAGACGGGTGGGAGGACATGGACGATGACCAGATCGATTTTCAGCACACGCCTAAACTTCTCCGGTCTTCTATCGAAAAGGAACAGGCGGAAAAGACCAACAGGCAGTATCTGGCTGAAGGCGAAATGGGTTTCTCCAGATCAGTTATTGAAAACGATTTCAGAATTGGATGGTCGGCGAGAGCGTTCTACGGTGTAAGCAGAGAAAGCGCAGCGGCTTTAGATAAGATCGCTCAACGTAATGATGTTCCCTTTGAGCATGTCCTAAAGAATCCTGACGAGTGGCAGATTAACGATGAGGTCAGGGCTGTCCTGCAGGACGTAATGTCCAAACGAGAGGACGGGACGTATAAGTTCCCTCGTGTTGCGAGGTTCCTTATGGACCCTGTAGCGATGCGGAAAGCAGGAGACGATATAGACTCGCTTAAACAGTATGAGGCTATCCATACCGGCTATTGGGGGACTTATAGCGAAAAGGCGCATCATAACCTGGTCCATGGTTCAAAAGAAGCCGCAGTGAGGCTTCTACAGACAGCGCAATCCATAGCGGGTTTCGCGGCGGAGTCAGGAGATGAAGGCGGGGCGCCACAAGTAAGCACCACTTCTATTAGTGGGTTCGACGCGGCTATGAGCGCCCTGCAGGGTATCGAGGGCGGACGCGAAACAGTAAACGAGGCTTTTGACAGGATCACTAAATCCGAAGCTTTGAATAGTTTCCCGATCCAGGGGCAGGGCGGATTCGAGCAGTTTACATTAGACGCGGTTGGTATATTCCCTCAATTAGGGGGTGCTATCACGACTTCGGTGCTTACTGGAAGCCCTGTTGGGTCATCTCTTTTTATGATGCCATATATTTACGGTGGTACGTACTCTGACCTTGTAGAGCAGGATGTGGATGAAGGAAGGGCCGCGGTCTCAGCGCTTTTTAACTCTAGTGTTCAGTCTGTTATGGAGGTATTTAGTGTAAGTAAAGTGCTGAAGCTTTTTAAGTCTAAAGGGATGAAGCAGTATTTTAGGCGGTATGTTGAATCGGTAGGGACGGAACAGATTACAGAAACAATGCAGGGGCTACCAGAATCTATATCTCAGATTTGGGGTACTGCTGTTGAGAAAGGGCTAACCCCAGGCGAACAGGTAGATGCTTTTTTAGAAGCGCTGCCACAGACATTATCACAGAGTTCTTACGAAGGCTTAATCGCAGCGTTCACTACGGCGGTTACGGGTGGGTTAGGATTACCCATGCAGTTGTATACTGCTCGCAAATCTGATAAGGCTATCGCTGCTTATGATAAATTGATGGAAGTTGCTGCTAAATCTACCGCGCATAAGAGAGATCCGGCTATAACAGAGCAGTTCTTAAAAACCTTAGATCCTGACGCTAAAGTTTATGTATCTACTTCTGCTGTTCAGGAACTTTTTCAGAGTGATCCTCATGGCATGGACGATCTTATTGCTAAGCTTAATATTGGTGATCAGATAACAGAAGCGTTAGCAACAGGAAAAGATCTTGAAGTTTCCCTACCTACCTGGGTTAAGGAAATGGCGGGTACTTCTATAGAGCAATCTCTACGAGGAGATGTACGGTTTGACTTAAGCACTATGACAGAGAACGAGTTAAAAGTGTTTAAAGAAAACTTTGATGATTATGTAAAAGAAGCACAAGATAATATAGACACTATTATCGATGATAGTCAGTATCCGGAAGAACTCACTGCTATTCGCGCTCAGCTTATGAAGCCCAAGGACCAGGGCGGCGGCGGGTATAAAGCTCAAGACGCTGACGATGTGTTAGATGTATTCCTGGCGAGTGCTAAGACGCTTACCAAACAGACCGGTGAGACCACAGAACAGTGGTTTAAAAGAGTTAATCCGACTATCACAACAGATCAGGTTTTTGAAGGAGACGAGATAGATCCTGAGACCGGAAAGAAAATAGACCCCAGAGGTTCTACGCAGTTCACTGACGGGGCTACCATAATAAATCTGTTTAAAGGTAAAGCGGACAAGACCACTCTGGCCCATGAACTAAGCCATATCTACATGAAGGATATGAAAGCAATCGTAGATCATGGGTTAGGTGACGATCAGTTCACTGAAGATTATCTGACCCTGGTTGATTTTGCTAATGGGAGAGTAACGGAGAGAACCCTTAAAGCTACGGAAGATATCGTACCCGAAGTAACTGAAACTACGGAAGATACTGTACCTGAAGAAAAGAAGGCTCCGCCTAAAAGAGTTTTAACTGAAAAAGAATCGGCGAGACTTAAGGAGCTTAATGAGAAGATACCTGAAGCGGAAGAGGGCGTAGCCATAGCGGAACAAGAGCTTATGGTTTTCGAAGACGGTTTAGTAGAAGAAAAAAAAATAATTGACAAATACCGCGGCAAGAAACCTTTCTTTGGGCTAATCAGTATTTGGAGGTCGCCTGAATTAAAAACCAAAGATTACGGAACCGAGCTAAAGGAGTCTGGGCTTACCAACTACTTTTTCAACAAGAGTCCTGACGGGTCCGCTATCGATGAACTCGCTGAAGGAGAGGGGATATCCATAGACGACTTGATAGGAAAACTGGTACAAGCTCAGAGCGCATTCCGAGAGGAAAAAGACACACGACGCGAACTTAAGAAGGATCTTAAAGACGCGGTAGATATTCTTACTCCACTTGAGAACGATAAAGCGGATCTCGTGGGGGAGGATACTTCCTTAGAGCTTGAATCCGAGCTTGATGATATTCCTTTTCAAGGCGGTCCAATCACAAGTAAAGGCGCGGAACGGATAGCGGAAGCTTTTGAGCAGTATATCCTTGAGGGGAAAGCGCCGAGCGTGAAGTTGGCGAATGCTTTTACTCGATTATCTGAATGGTTCAGCGCCGTATACAACTCTATCGCCGGAACAGGTATCAAGATCGACGACACAATACGAGAGGTCTTTGACCGGACACTCGCTGCAGGAGTTGAGATAAAAGAGGCGCAGGATTACTATAAAAATAAAGCTGAATTAAGCGAGATCGTGGATATTGGAGAACGGAAGAAAAAGACTCTAGCCAGGAAAAAAGAAAAAGGCCGGTTATCTGCTTTAGATAAACAGGTTAAAGCTTTGCTACAGGCTTACCTATCCGCGAATGGGGATCGAGCAGCCATAACAGAACAGGCGGAAGAGGAAGTAGAAGAGTCCCAGACGCATCGCATGGTTGATGGTGTTGTAAAATCAGGTTCGTTTAATGCGACAGATATTGAGTCTTCGTATGGTCCGGATCTTGTCAAGCAGATGAAATCAATAAACCCGAGTATGGTTACAAAGAACGGTAAAGTCACCTTCGCTCGTGCGGTTATAGATTATGGCTACGCTAACGAGGAGGCTATGTTGAGAGATATAACCGGCGCTACATCTAAAAGCCAAGCCATTCAGGAACTTACAGACAAAAAGGTTTTAGATCTTGAAGCTGAAATACGTGAGTTCGCTACACGAGATGAAACTGTCCCTGGGGATGAAGCTTATCATAATCCTCGCCAGTTAGACTATCTTGTGGCTGAGTATAATATTCTGATCGATCAAATAGAGAAGATAGGTAAGCGCAGGATTCCGCGGCTTACAACTAAGGTTCTTAGAGATACAGCGGAAGAGAAACTTAAAGGTATGACTATCAAAAAAGGAACACGATATGACTCGTGGGCCAGGACGGAAGAACGCTACTCGAGTGAATGGGCTAGAGCGTTAGCCGCTAAAGATTTTGAAGCTGCATATAAAGCCCGACGAAACGTGCTTATGAACCACGCTTTAGTTCAGGCTTCAGTAAAAGCGAGAGACGCCAGAATAAAATGGGAGGCTAAGTATAAACCCACGGCTATTCTTAAGCGCCTTAAAAACGTGGAGTATTCTTTTCAGGAAAATGTAAAGAGCATATTGCAAGCGTACGGGCTAACCACTGCTAAAACATTGGCGCCTAATAGACCGGATAATATACCAAGCTTAAAATCTCTGGACGATACTCTTAACGAGATCGTTAATGATTGGATTCATAGCCGGTCAAAGCCCGAAGGATATACAACCTGGAAAGACCTGACCATAAGACAGATGGAGCAACTGGATAAGTCTCTAGATTCGATAATTACTTATGGTAGTGATGCTATGATATCTATCGAGCAGGAAGGGGACGCCAAAGTGTCTTCTTTTGTTCAAGCATCCAAAGATGCAGCGAAGGACATTAAAAATAGACTTCATGAATTTGGGTCGAAAGCCAGGATGCTCCTCGATGGAGCTGCAGCACAACTCTCCCAGGTGGAGTTTGATTTTGAGAAACTTGATGGGTACTCTTTCACTAAGAATGGTGTTTTTGGACCTATGCGTAAATTATTTAACAGAGGTGTAGCAGCGGAAACAGCTTTTGTAGATATGAAGAATGAGGTTTTTGAAGCGGCTAGGCCACATTGGAAAGTTATAGCTGCGGCAGTGAAACGTCTTGACAAAAACGGGGCTGAATTAGCGGCTCTAGATCAGGACGTTCCGCTTCCGGAGATGATGCGGTTGGTAAGTAAAGGCCAATGGTCAGGTGAGAGAGTGGTGACATATCTCTTGAACCAAGGAAACAAAGGAAACCAGAAAGCGCTCACCGGAGCATATGGGTTCACCGCAGAGCAGGAGGTGTTCATATCTCAGATGCTTGAGACCGATGAACTGGCCGCTCTTCAAGGAATATGGGATTCAAACGATATCCTTTTTAAGAGGTCAGACGAAGTTTTCTTTAACATCTATAATCAGCATGTAGAGAAGGTAAAAGGCGAACCCGTGTCCTTTATATCTAAAAGCGGGGAGGCTGTTACTCTTGACGGTGGGTATTACCCCCTTCAGTTCGATAATAGTATCAGCACCATAGCGGATCAGCGTACAGCGGAACAACGAGAGAAGGCGCTACTCCAGAATCAGAATAATAATATTTACCGGAAGACCACGCCTGAACATGGGAACCTTACCGGAAGAGTGGGGAGTAATCTCCCTCCTGAGTTATCAACTAGCGTATGGGTAACGAATTTAACTAACACCGCAAGGTTCATATCCCACGCTGAATACCTTAAAGATATGAACAGAGTGACGTTAGATCCTGGATGGGCTAAAATGGCTAAAGATAAGCTAGGCGCTCAGATGTATTCTCAGATAAGGAGTTGGGTCCAGTATCAGTCCAATCCAACAAGACGTATTGAAGGCCCGATAGAAGCGTTTTTAGAGTCAGAGAAACAGGCTTCCACAGTCCTTATCCTGGGCGCGGATATATCAGTTGGTATTAAGCAGAGACTGTCTATGCTTTCCGCCGTACAGGAAATAGGTTTAGATTGGGTTGTTAAAGGGTTTAGCGCAACTGATGGGAAAAGCTCGATACTTGGTTTGAAGAACGTCGAATCATGGCAGAAAGTTCTTAAGATGTCACCTTATATGAGAACCAGAGGGAAGAATATAGACAGAGAAATATCAGATCTCAGAGGAAAGATGGACCCGCTTGTTAAGACCTGGAACTTGTCCGGTATTGAATTTACTAAAAATGACGTTATGAATGTTATGATGGAATTTATACAGATGAATGACAGGGCTACCGTTGGCGTGGTATGGCAGGGCGCGTTTATGAAATCTTTGCATTTGAGCAAGACCTCAGACGAAGATGCTCGTATAAAAGAAGCTGTAGAGTTCGCTGACGCTATCGTGAGAACCACTCAGCCCTCTACACTCCCTATCGATCTCAATAAGTTACAGAGAAGTGAAGGGTATATGAGATTTGTAACATCTTTTATGACATGGACATTCAAGAACTGGAATAGAATGACGAGTAAGGTTAATGCTCTGAGAGATAAAGCGATAACACCACAGGCTTTCGCGAGACACTTCTTTTTGGAATACTGCCTGGCTTCGGTAAGTGGAGAGATAATAAGCTCCCTATTAGGCCGTGGAGAGCTCCCTGAATGGTATGAGATGATGTTAGCTCCAGTATGGTTTGTCCCAGGGAATCTTCCGGTTGTTAGAGATCTTAAGTCGTATTGGTATTACGGGCAACCGATAGGTACGAGTATATGGGGTAAGAGAGTGTCTATCGTAGCTGACTCCGCTAAAGATATGTATAATGCTGTAGGGGAGGACCAGATGTTCGCTCAATGGGCGCTATCTATAGGACGAGCTATCGAGGCTCAGACGGGGATACTTGCTATAAAATCATCAGAAGAGATACTTACAATATATGATGGAATAAGTAACAGAGGAGAATAGCATGACAGTATCATCAGAGAACAGAAGAAACAGGGAATTAGGGAACGACTCACTGGAAAGTTTTCCATTCACATTTGGCATAACGACCCCCACAGAACTGACGGTGGAGATAGCCGATGAAAACGACGAGAACGCCCAAACGCTTGAATGGAACGATGATTACACTCTCGATCCTGTTTTAGGCCCTTGGGACCAAGGGGGGAATGTTGATCTTGTAGCAGGGCCTCTAACCGATGGGTGGTCTATAACTATGAGACTTAACCCGCCTCTGGTCCAGGAAGAATCGTTCGCTAACCAGGACTCATTTGAAGCAAGTAAGCACGAAGAGACATATGATTATCAAGTTCGGATCCTTTTAGCTCTTAAAGAAGAGATCGATCGATGTTTGAAGATCGCTGTAGCCACTGGTTCAGAAGCTCAGGAAATAAACGCCTCTCTCGAGCAGGAAGTTACAGATATTGGTGTAGCGCGTGATACAGCAGTAGCTGCTGCTGAGACTTTTACTGTACTCGATGATGACACCCTGGGCGGGGGGAGCCCTAGCACCACCTCTCCGGCTTCTCAGAGTTCAACTAAAGCTTATATAGACACTGAAGTAGCGGGAGTACCTGACTTCGCTACAGAGGCTTATGTGGACGCTGCGGTTGCGACGATAGAAGTACTGGACGACGACACTCTTGGCGGCGGTACGCCGAGTACTACCCAAGCCGCGACGCAGAGTTCAACCAAAGTTTATGCTGATGAGATGGATGACACCCTAAACACGGCATTGGAGGATGTATCCGCTCACGATTTGTTAGTGCCGATGTTTGACGCGTCGATAGGAACTGGCAGCGTTACTCTCGATGCTCTTACCGGAGAGTCGAGCCTGGTTCTGATAGCAATATATAACAACACTGGAGCTGAGAGGGTATACAGTGTCCAAACCCCAGGAGACGACACTCAAGGCGGGAACATAACCGTGCTTAGTAACAGCGTGGGATATCTGTGGCGTAAAACAGATTCCTCTGGGGAACTGACATGGAATTGTGACGCGAGTGCGGCTACCGTAGTTAATAGAATATCTGAAATAAAACTATTCTAAGAGGTAAAATATGACCATAACATCTGATAACAGAAGAGTAGATCATATTGGGGACGGGGAGACGCTATCTTTTTCTTTCGATTTTAATGTCGATAGACCTTCGCATATGAAAGTTGTTGTTAAACCTGTGGGCGAAGATGAAGAAGAGCTGCTGTTCGCCACTGACTACCGTATCTCCGGATTAAGAGATGATGAAGGGGGCACGGTGGATTTTTTTCTCCCCCCTTCTGAAGGCGCGACTATAGTCCTACGAATATACAGGGGTTTTGATCAGCCTGTTAAATTTTTTTCTGGCCCGTATCATTCAGTAAAACATGAAAATACTTTTGATGAGCTTCTTAAGAAATTGCTTACGCTCAAAGAAGAACTCGGTCGGTGTCATAAAATAACTCCTACGTCAGGAGCGTATGGCGAGACGCTAACTGAATCTCAATCAGAGTTAGTGGCGGAAGCGGAAGAGATAAGCGCGGAAGCTGTAGCCGCTGCGGAAGAGTTCCTCGTGATAGACGACCCAATACCCGAGGACGATTTAAGCACGACTAGACCCCCATCACAGCGCGCTGCTAAAGAATTTGCTGATGTGTCTATGAGTGATAAGATAGGAGATAAAGCCCTCGAGTCAGAAGTTGACAGTCTTATAGTACAGGTTGAGCCTCTTGATGACGATACTTTAGGTGGTGGGACCCCAAGTGAAATATCCCCTCCGTCTCAGAGTTCTGCTAAGTCCTATCTTGATGCTGTAGCAATATCCGCAGGGCTTAAGATCCCGTCTCTGGAATCCACCATAGAGCCTAGTACTCATTTCAGTATTGACACAACAGTTGAAGGTGTTTGGAAAGGCTTTTTGCCCAAATCTGGAGAGAGCGGGTTAGCACTTCTCTATATCGTAGCTAACCCAAATCCGGCTATAGGGCCCTACAAAATAAATGTACGACCAAGAGGCGAGTCCTATCCTGGATCAGAACTTACAATATTTTACCCTGACTATATTTGGGTTAAGACGGGGGTAGCGAGTATGATACAAATATCAAATAGCTTACCTGGTTCAAGTAGCGACGATTCCATAGATGTATATCTGAGAGCATGGATGCCGTTAGATCCATTATCTTAAAAGGAGAGACGTTATGAAAAGAGTATGTTTACAGCAGGATAAACCAACCTCTACATTATATTATAATCTGGATAGTAATTGGGATGACTTAAGATTCCCTTCTACAGGTCTTAACCCTGCGGGGCAAGTCAGTCCACCAGGAATAGACAGTGAGGATGGGGGCTTACTCTTCGATGATAACTCCACAGAAATTATCGCGGGTTTTGGCCAAATGCCTCATTCATGGAAAATGGGAAGCACAATAAAGCCCCATGTCCACTGGCAAGCGACTAACGACAATGCGGGGGATGTTCTTTGGCGATTAGACTATAAGATCGCTAACGCTGAGTCTGCTTTTCCCGCTGATTGGGTATCCGACGATCTGGTTGTTTCGTCTATAGAAGACGAAGATTTCCAAATGGTAAGGGGCTTCACCCCTATCGATATGTCTGGAAAAACCTTAAGTTGTGTAATTAAATTTCGGGTGAAGCGCGTAGGAGGTGATGAGCTTGATACTTTAACAGGCGACGCAAAACTTCTTGAGTTTGATCTTCATTACGAGATAGATTCTGTGGCGAGTGGGAAGGAATTTACTAAATAAGGAGAGAGTTATGAATCCAAATTTTTCTTTTTATATAGATAGACCAACCGGAACATTAAGATTAACGCGACCCGCATGGACCTCTATAAAAGTACCCGCGCATAGTATCTCACCGCAAGGCATGTCCGGCGCGCCAAAAGTAGACAATGAAACAGGGCTGTTTTTATTCAGAGGTAATTTGGATAATGGCGTGAGTTTGCTCGTACCCATGGAGAGTAACTGGAAAGAAGGATCTCCGGTTTTTCCGTACGTCGCTTGGGCTAAAACATCTGACGAAGAAGGAAGCGTTAAATGGGAGATTAGATATAAAAGAGTAGAAGCCCTGAGCCCGTTAGGTCCCTGGAGTGATCCTGTTGAGGGAGTCCCTCCTGTTGGTCCAGGGGCTACTCAAAATGTAACGCCTTCAGGTTTCGGAGCTATAGATATGTCAGGTAAACATGTCGGGACAGGGCTGCTATTCCAGTTGGTAAGGAAAGCGACTGAAGACACCTACGCCAAAGACGCATGTATGTTCGGCGTAGGCGTCCAGATTCTGATAGATAGTATCGGAAGTGGGAAGCTTACAGTGAAGTAGCTAAAGCATGTAAGAGGGGACAACAAAATCTTCTTTTTCCTTTTTCATGCACCTGTCTATGATCCTCTCACATCTACGGAGCCACTTACTGGTTTCAGGGCTGATGGGAATATCGTCTACAAGATTCAGATGCCATCCTCGACGTTTTTTAGTGTTATTTTTCTTCTGTCTTTTTTTCATTTGGCTTTCCTATAATCTCTTCCCACGCCATTTTGTATATTCCATTACTAAGATAGAATTCTAATTTTTCTTTTCCAAGAATAGGAATTAGTTCTCCATAATTACGCATAGCATATATAAGTGCGAATTCTAACATCACTATCCCTCCTTTGTCCTGATCTCAATTAGTTTTTCTAATAGTTCAGCGATCCTTACGAGCATAGGTTCTTGTGGTCTGCTGTTACAGTAGAGGCATAACACCCTTGATTCCCCATCTAGGAAACGCCGGATCATATTGCTTTTTCCTCTTACTTCTTTCCCGCATTTGTAGCATGTCTTAAACTCTGTATCGCTCATCATTAATCCTTTCGATATCGGATTCCCTCCCACCCTGCAGCGGAAGTCGGACAGTCTTTTGCCCATTCTGGTTTAACGGCCATTAAATTTAAAAATTCGTTAAGCGTTTTATTCGGGTCTCTTACTTCTGCTATAATTTCATCGTGAACATGGAACACTATGGCGTACCCTTTCTTTTCTAATCTTATCATAGCGTCGGTTAAAAAATCTCTGGCTAAAGCCTGTACTATATTTTCAGTGAGCTTACCACCCCAGGTTCCCATTCTCTCCCACTGATTTGTATATGCGTTCATGCCCATGAATGATATGTGGTCTTTAAATCTCCCGTATCTATCTTTATGGTATTTAACTTTAGGATCGTAATATGATAGCAGCCTACCATTAGGCAACCGGCAGTGCAGGAACTTCCCTCTCATACCAAACTTAACACCTCTGTACTGATACGTTTTACCGGTTTTTATAGCTAGTATCGCGGCTTCTTCTACGCCTCTCCAGAAAGCAGTTGTGGCTTTATGTGACTCACGCCAATCGGCCATGATCGGAACCGCCCACGCTTCAAACAGATCCTCTTCTGTTGCTCCTGCGTCGACGACTAACCAAGCGGCCTTGACTTCGGCTGTAGTAAATTGATCTGGATGGTCAATTCTGCTTTTAGCTTTATTATAAACTTTAGCTGAAAGACTTTCTCTTAGTTCCTCGGGAAAAGAAACGCCATAAACTTCAGCGAACATTACAAAAGCCCCTAGCCACCCTTGATAACCAAGTGCAAGGTCAGCTACTTTTCCTACGTTACGCATATCCGGTGTTACAGTCTCATATTTTTCGTGGTATATCGTTCCTGCGGTTACTTTGTAAATGTCTTTGCCTTCGTTAAAAGCATCGAGTACCCACTGCTCCCCCGCTACCCACGCCAGTATCTTTGCTTCAATAGCTGAGAAGTCACCGCATAGGAGCCTGTTCCCTGGAGCGGATCTGAGTGTTCCTCTCAGCGCCGCGCTTGCTCCGGCCAGAAGGCTCCAGTTGCTTTCTTCGAAATCCTTAACCGTGGAGGCTAAATATGCGTCGTATTCCTGCTCGTTGAAACATACACGCGGGAAGTTGTGGGGTTGAACACCTTTTCCAGAGAATCTACCCGTAGATGCACCGTGGTAGAGCATGGTTCCTTTCATTCTACCCTGTCCTTTAGTCTGCCTGATCTTCATAGCGTTGAACTTAGCTACACTGCTCATACTTAGCGCCTGTCGTAATTCTAAAATACGTTTTGCTTTTGGCGGAAGATCCCCTTTCAAAGTTTCTATTACTGTCTGCTTTGTCATATCAGGCATAAAAACGCTTTGCGCGGCTAACCATAACCGTGTCTTCTCCACCTGTCTAACTGATGTTATTTTACCTTTTGTGATCTCAACTACTTCAGCTAAAGCCTTCTCGTTATATGTTTCTATCTTAGTTATTATGTTCTGGATTTCATCACGATCAGCGTAGATCCCTCTGTCGTTTATCTTCTGATCGAGTCGCCATATGTCGAGTTCTGATTGGGGTAGGTCTATCAAAGCTTGGTCTAAAGCATATTCCGCTTCAACGTCCTGGTTGCAGTACGCCCCTAATCGTTTAATTTGATCTGGAGTTTCATGCCAGAGTATAGCGTTTTGGTCTTGGTCTTTTGTAGGTTTTCTGGGTTTACACATCCTGAGCATGAGCCTTCTACCTTCCATATCTTTCTTAACTGTTAGGCCGAGAGCTAAACATGCTCTCCCCAGATCACGAGGGAGCGCATACGCAGCAGCTTTCGCGGCGGTATCTCTCCACTTTTCAAAAGGGATCTCATCTAACCCGAATCGCTTGTGCATTATCTCTGTCCACATTATTCTCTCAAACTGGACGTTGTGGGCGTGTATCTCTTCCGCTCTTTTTACATCCTGAAGCATCCGGTACGCGTTACCCGATATAGGGTTAGGTGGCATCGTAGATACTAAGTACGGATTACTCCCCCCGACTTTAATAGAGATGAGGAGTATATCCGTAGTAGGGTGTTCGGCGTATACATGGGCCCCTGCGGCTATAAGATCCACTGTGCTTCTTGTTTCCATATCCATTACGATTTTCATTCTATGACCTCCGTCGGTAAGCTGTACTCCCCTGAATACTGTGGCGTTAGTTGTATAAGTCCTCTCCGAAATCCTCTTAAAAACGGCCCTCTCTGAACTATGCACTCTCCAGGTAACACCTTATAAAGGCGCATAAGAACTCTAGCGTTTATATAGTGGGTGTCGCCATCGGTCTTCGAAGAAACCCGCCCTGGACATACTAAATATTTTATTATCATCCCCATATCCCCGACGCTTTAAGTTTTTCTTCCCCGACTAAATCCGGAGCGCCTAACTGTTTAAGCTGTTTATCCCCCTGCGCTTCTGTCTCTTCTGCGGGTCGTATCACCAACCATCTGCGGCCTTGCTTGCCGTAGATATCTCCTTCGGCATAATAATAACTTAGTCCGTTAACAGTTCTGCGGTATCTGAATATTCTCATAAGTTTTCTTACAACAGTTTCGGGAGATTGACCTAACATTAAATGGCTATTGCGCTGATCGCTTATAAGCTTACGCGATAACATAGCTAAGGAATACGTTCCCGTAGTGGAAAAGTCTCTTCTTACCAGAGTGAGTAGATCAAGATCATCTGCGGCTAACTCTATTTTTCTGTTAGGATCAGCGGGTCTTAGCTCGAACCTTCCGTCTCTCCACTGCAAAAATATCTCTTCTCCCTGCTTGGCGTAATTTGATTTCATCCTTACAAACACCATTGTGTCGGGTTCTTTCTTATATTGCATGAGAACTAACCGGTTTCGAACCGCGTTGTTCCACGCTGTAGATCCGGAGAGCATATCCTTTGTGTTCTGTCCTGTACGTGATGGATGCGCCAGGATAAGAACTGTTAAACTATGCTTAATTACCAAACCACCTAGGTGAGTCTTTACAAATTTATTAACTTTTTCCCTGACATTTTCATCGCCCATATACACATCAGATAGCGTATCGAGAATTAAAAGTTTGTTACCTTCCGGCATAAGAGATAGTTCTTTCTCAAGTATCTTTTTAAAAGGACCATCGACGATATCGTTTCCTGAGTTACTTGTCCTGGCTATATCATTTGTCTTACCAACTCTGGGCCATAAGCGCAAAGGCATATGCTCCTGCGCTTCGACGAAAGTGTATTCAGGCGCGGCCCTTACCGCTGTTATTCTTCGGTGCAGTTCGTCTTTACTGTCTTCGCAGAACACCACAAGAGAAGGTATCTTATTAGGTATAGCAAGTCCGAGAAAGGGATTGCCCGTTGATACTGACATCGCCATTTGGAGAGCCAGTAATGATTTCCCCGCACCGCCCGCCCCGTACAAAGACGAGATTTCATTGAGAGGCAACCAATTCGGTATAAGCCATTCTCTTTTTGGGGGGTCCCCGACGAAATCATGTAAAGGAATAGAGCGTTCGTATTCAAGAGGTGGAGGAGGGTTTTGTTTGTCGTAGTCTTTAAATTCGTCTTTCGCTTCAAGTAATCGTGCTTCATGGGTTTCTGCTCCTATGTTTTCGTTTTGTGCGTAGTTGTAAGCGTTCTTTAGTTTTGCGTACCAATGGATCTTATCAACGCCATCATCAGCGGTGTACCACGGAGGTTCGCAGCGCTCATTGTAGTGGTCACACGTTAATACGTCCGCGGTATCTTTACTGATGCCCATATCACGAAGCTTATAAAAGATTTGGAGCAGATACTCACCACCACGTTCGCTACCCTCAACGCAAGGCGGTGCTTCATCCGTTAGCCAAAGAGTCGCTTTCTCTATGTTCTCTTCGCTGTCTATACCTTCGATCTTTGGCGTTGGTTTCTTACCGAGTATTTCTTGTGGTTTGTCGCCGTTAGGAGATTGCAGTTCCTGGAGCAGCCATATAGGGATAGGTTTGATATCGTCTGCTTCTGATATTACTTCATACGTTCCACCGGTTTGCTCTTTACCGTCAAATGTTTTTCCTGTCTCTATACGAGACCCATACATCAGGGCATATTTACCACCGGCTTGAACGTCAACACCTTCCCCAAGTTTATTGACACCTCCAGTTACGTGTTTCCCTCCAGGAAGTTTATAATAATAATGGATTCCTCCGGATGGAGTTTTAACCGTGAGTGTAGGATCTAATTTCTGACCTCTCTCAGTACACAAAGCGAGTAACGCTATCCGTCCGTCTTTCCCGTGTTTGACATCTACATCTATTATAACTATTCCGGAATGCCCTGTATGAACACCCCAATTTGTAGCTCTATTTGATTTGGCGTAATCAGTGATCTTTCTTCTTTTTGTCTTCTCCGCCCATTCGCTCCATCCGGTAACGGTAGGGGTTTTATCTTTTAAACCTCCTGTTTGTGGGTCTTTCGATCCACAACCTTTAACAGGGAATATCTTGAGACCGTGGATATCGAGGGCGTACTCCACCCTCTCAACAGGACGATCCGGTATCTTTGTTGGCATTGTCGTCCTCCTGCTAAGTTAAGGTATTAGTCGCTTTCTCCTTTTTACCGCTGAATGCTTTGTGCGAAGATGATTTGTTGAAGAACCAATCTCTCCATGGGACGCTTTTTTTAAAAAGCTTTTTGCAAAGATGCTGCATAATCTGCGCTCGTGATACTGATACTCCTCTTTTCCTGGTTAGTATCTGGCTGAGATGAGACTGATCTATTTTCATTTCTCGGGCTAACGCCGCTCTCTCCCCATATCGCCAAAAAGGTATTTTTCTTCTTTTCACGTTAATCTCCTCTATGTATAGGGCGCAGAACGCCGGAGTATACGCCACTCAAAAATACGCATATACTCTCATTCCCTCTGCGCCCTAACAGGTTAGTTGAATATACTGTCAGCTTCTTCCGCCGCAGGAGCTTTTCCAGGTCCTTCATTCGGTGGCCCAAAATCCTGTTCCGCTGAGGTTCCTCTTGCGCCAAAAGGTTCGCCATCGGAATCTTTACGGACATTACCAAGGCTAAAACTAACACCCTTTTTTACGTTATCATACGCGAAAGGTGTTATTGAGATCTGCGCGTAGCATCCCGCGTAGAACTCATTCCGGTCAAGGATCGGCGCGATGTTTTCGTCCACTACACCAGGGGCGCGAGTGTTGCCTGCCGATATAACCCACGCACCACCGTATTCTGGATACTTATCTTTCTTCAGACTTCCGTCGTCTGCGAGCCAGATATCCCCGTCCTTAAGTGCAAGCTGAGGTTTAAGGGGTCTCTTCTCACTATCTGGCCATTTATCCGCGATAGTGGCCATGATGACCGCTTTCAGTTTAGTTACAAATTCCTCGTTTGCCGGAATACCTTTTTCCAGTATCAACTGGATAGAAAACTTAGGCGCCTGATTCTGAAAACCATATGCTTCAAATACATGCGGGAAACTCACTCTCCCTTTTGGTGTTACTATTGATTGTCCCATAATACTTTTTCCTTTCGTTTTTGTTAAAGTTATACTGCTTTATGTTTTACTTTCTTACCCCATCCAAGCGGCGGTTTTAGCAAACTCCGTGATAGCCGGAGCAACTGCTTTCCTTTTATCGCTTATGTCTGCTAATACTACTCCGTTATCAGGTTTCTCCCACAGACCGTCCAATACGGTAGCGGGATTTAAACCAAGTTCGGTTAGCTTCTTTTCTGCTTGCGGCATAGACAGAAACTTTTTCTTGTAGCTGTCTTCACCGAGCATTGGTGCTAGCTTCGTTTCGGCTTCTTCTTCGTCTTTCCATCTGCGTTTAGAGCCTTTAGCTACAAGTTTACACCCAGGAATTAATACGCCGTTCTGCGCCTGTTGGAGCGCGAAAGAGTCTACCTGTTCAGTCCATGTAGAGAACGCTCTAACGAACGCGACTACTTTCCCTAATTCTTCCGCTGACATATTAGCAGGATCAGGAAATATTGGGTTACTAAATTCTGTTTTAGCAAGAGCGAGAGCTTCCGCGCCTTTGGCGTCGCACAAAGCAACATTACAGAATCTACACCATTTACCCACTACGAGAGGGGCCACCGGATCGTCAGTTCTCTCTGCAGCAGGACGAAGTACCGTTTCCGCCCATGTCGTTAACTGCTCTATCGATATAACCCATCTGCGAACCGCGTTCTCGTTATGCCGGTCTCTTGGTTGAACCACTATTATTTCAACTGTCTCGATATCACCAAGGGCCTTGGCGATCCCTCTCTGAACAAGATCATCGATCTCACCTAAAGCGTAGATAAGAAATTGGGGTTCCCACTCAGGATCGACAGAGATTTCAACGCCGTGTTTATAGTCGCAGATTACAACTTTTTTTTCTTCTGGAATGAAAGCAGTGTAATCCGCTGTGCCATACACCCCCTTGTGTATATATGGAACCGACACTCTATGCTCTGTAGCTGTTATAACCCCCGCTCCGCTGAACTCTCTGACTGTATCAAGATATACTTGAACAGCAGGGACCATATCATCATCAACGGTGAACACATCCGCTTTGGATGAACTTCCGATCACCAATAGTTTCTGCTCTATATACTCTCTGGCGTTTCTATCTTCGTTCAGACACTTCTCCGCGAGTTGATGCGCCGCAGTTCCAAGCATAGCTGCTGAAGAATCGGGGGACGGCGGAAACTTCTTGCTCTCCCTAATAGCCCCTGGGCAGTTGATCCACCGTAAAGCGTCCGAAGGTGATAGTGGAGCGTGTTTGGTAGGTTCAAGAGGCATTAGGACGCTCCTTTCTGGGCGCTTTCCGCCTTGACCACTTCTGTTTCAATCGCGAGGATGTAATTGTGGAGGTTTTCGCCCTTAAGTTCGGACAGTTTTTTGACCTTGTATTGCGCCATGAGAGCGGGGCCTTTGTGCTTATTATCCGCGTCCAGGTGTCCTGTTAAGTCAAAGAACTTTTGCGTCAACATACCGAGTTCATCAGTAGTCATAAACTTGTACTCAGCATTGGTACTTTCCTCGAGAGATGTCTGCCCAGGAAGTTTCTCAGGTATATCCGCATCGGCGTCCAATACAGGGTCCGACTCTTGATTTGGTTTTTCCTGAGATTTCAACAGAAGTTTCGATAAGGTAGTGGTAGCCGCTCTGCCGTTATAGGGTATCTTGAGAGCGTCCAGTTCCGCCTTTATGGTTTCCCTGTCTTTCGCGTCCGGAATTTGCTCCTCCAAAGCAGTTGTGATAGGTTCTGGAGTGTCTCCATCTTCAGGGGCTGTCCCTATGATGGGTATTAGCTTTTCATATTCAAACTTCGTAAGTGAAAGCACCAACTTTCCGTCAGTATGTTTCTTCCACATATCAAGCGCGAACTGCTCTGTATCGGTGTACGCCTGAACAAATAGTTCCCCTTTTTTATTGATTGATACATCCATGTTATTTTACTCCCTTCTCCTGTTTAATGTTTTCTGTTTTGACTTTTACGGTTAAGGTTTTTATTCTGCTATAAATATGGATCGCTTTAATACTATAACCCTCGCTTTCTAAAAGTCGTTTAGCTTCGGTTTCTGCTACCTCCAATTTATCGCGATAGCCTATCTGTTTTCTGGTAGCGGCATCAACCAGTACATACATTGTTTTGACCATACTAGCCTCCCTTCTTAAGATTAATTGCTTGTTCCACTGACTCCTGTTTTCTTAACATCGTTCTCGCCATCGTTGCATCGAGAGAATCCTTTAGCACGATAAGCTGCACAAGTACAGAATCCTTTTGCCCGATACGGTGCGCTCTGTCTTCCGCCTGTTCCATATCAAAATGGGACCAGGGAAGCTCTGCAAAAATAACATGACTCGAAGCAAAAAGATTAAGCCCAACGCCCCCTGCCTGTATATTGGCTATCATCAGCGTTATAGCCGGATCTGTTTGGAACCTGTCCGCTATTGGCTGCCTTTTTTTGGAGTCTGTTTTTCCGCTTATTGCTACTGCTTCGTCTTTGAAAATTTTGTATAGAGCTTCAACTACTGCGGCATGATGACAAAAAAGGATCACTTTACCGCTTGAATCTATAGCATCCCTGACATGAGAGGCTACTGCCGGTACTTTTGACACTGCGGTTTCGCGTCTCAAAGTACTCATTTCTGCTATTCCTGCTTTAACTCCTTTCAACTTTTTGACCACTAATTTATACTCTTGCTCTGATAATTCTGTCTTCGGCTTCCCAAATATACTCCTTTCTGCTGAGAGAAGCTTTTTTCCGGCTGTGGTGGCGTCCAAATATACGATCTGACGGACTTTCGGTGGTAGATCGGGTAGAACGTCCGCTTTCATCCTTCTGATCATAATAGTCGATCTGAGGCGATTCTGGAGTTCCTCCAAATTGGAGTGTCCTGACTCATCCCACCCAAAATGACCCATATGCCCGTTGCAATACCTGATGGCAAACTGCCTCCTCGTACCGAACCCGTAGGGAGAGAGTCTTTTGATAACAGGATAGAGGTCGATTGGCCTGTTCTTGGCCGGCGTTCCCGTCAAAGCGATGACCTTTTTCGCTTCTATCGGCTTCGTCCTATACAAGCCACCAAGTATTGCTCTGGTCCTCTGGGCCGTTGGGTTTTTAAGATAGTGGGCTTCGTCTATAATCAGGACGTCCCACTTTCGTTTTTTAAGCTCTTTCTTATGCCTGGCGCAGATATCAAAATTAATGATTACGACATCTGTTTTGGGGAGATGGTTCCCGTAGGCTATTGCTATCTCATTAGTGAAGCAGCTCCATTCTTGCCATTCATTTTTCCAGTTTTCTTTTATAGAAGCGGGGCAGATGATAAGCACGTTTAAAGGAGCGATAAAATTACAAAGCAGTATAGCTTGGATTGTTTTCCCTAATCCCATCTGATCTGCTAATAGAACACCCACCATATCGATCATGCTATCACATCCCGCCATCTGGTACGGGTAGGCCCTTTTTCCTGAGTTAGAAAAATGTTGATAAATTAAGGGGTTTGTTTTTTTAAAACTGTTTTGGTAGTGATAGTCGTTATGTAATTTACCCGATTTTATCATATAAGATTCAGCGCCTAGCAGCTTCTCAGCCAGTTCCGGATACGGCGTAGCGAAGGCGTTCCGCTCTTTGTCGTATACCCACCCTGCTTTAATCATGTAGGAATTATACTCAGCTATGTTCTCAGCCCAATAGATTCCTTTTTCTATACAGATTTTCATAAACAATTGAGTTCCTCCTCCACGTATTGAAGAACTACGTATCTGTCTATCGATCCCCATCGTGTCCGGTGTTCGGCGCTTTCCTGGTATCCTCTCAAACAGAACGCACGATTAAACAGCCTTGGCGAGAACTCCCTTTTGCCGAGGTTCTCAAGAAAACGAAGTTCATAAACCGTACCGTGGCTGAATAAGGCCCTGTTTATGACAGGATCTCGGAGGTATCCGCAGGGGTGGCCCCCATTTTTACACAACTCAATATCTAAAGAGCATACCTCACCGAGATTGTTACAGTGCTCTGGGTTGTTTGGTACTTCTACGATTTTACCGTTTTGTAATACGTTCATAACGCCTCCTTTAAATGAAATATGTTATTATCATTGAATGACATGTCTTGTCAAGACATATATTTATCTTTTAATATTTTCGCTATCTGTTTTGTTCTGTCCCGATCTTCCATATCAGCATCCGCGTCGATAATTTCAACTAAAGCCTTGGGTAATCGGATGGTTACACTCACCATTTCAGGTTTAGGTTTTCCCATTATCTGTTCTCCTTTTTAAGTTTTTTGTATTCAGCCCTTGGGCCGATACAGGTTAAAGAACGACAGGGCCTGCCTAAAGCGGTTACGCCTGTCTTCCACTTGTACCGAGAACTATTGTAGACGGTCATTTCGGTCGCCTTTTTTCGTAACGCTCTCGCTTTCTTTCCATTCATTTTAGTCCCTTTCTAATATATGATTTTCGCAAACAGGGCACTCCAAAAAACCTACGTGCTCGCTACGTGATTCAGACCATTCACTGATAGCGGTGTCCGCTTCGTCTTGCCCTTCGTAGTATGGATTGGGGAACTCTCCCATATTATCCCTATCTAAAACAACACCACATCGACTACAACTCGTTATGTCCATTTTATCCTCCGTAAGTTAATTTAATATTTCGTCCAATAACCTGAACCGTTTTATTCTGGGGGTCCACCTAACAGCAGCACCCCCCCGTTTTAGTTTAAGTTTCCGCCATCCCCAGAGTTCCAGGAGCGTCCCTGGAGTGTTGAGCCATAGATCCTTATACTCGCTCCCGCTTATTTTTTTGATGTGTTCCTGCCAATCTGAGCCGCATACCTGAATGCCGCATACACCTTCCGGATACAGAGCGATGATGTCGATGATACCAAACAGATCGAACTTCTTCCTGGCTTGCATGACATACCGCTCTACTAATCCGTTCGGGATGCCTTTTTTGTCAAGGTAGTTTTTAGTCATGGTTGTTCTTAGTGACATTTATTTACTCCGCTATTTCAAAAAAGGTATCTCGGGTTTTTCCTTACGCAATTTGGCATATTCCAGTTGCATTTTAATGGTAGTGGTTATCTTCCCTGCCATGTTTGACATCTCACATGCTACTTTAACATTGATAATTCCGGTCTGGAGCTCGTTAAAAGTTTCACAAAGATGCTCTCTTAATTCAGTTGCTGTTTTTGGTGCTTTGGTGTTTTTTTCCATTGTCTTTCTCCCTTTTAATTAAACGGATTAGTTTAAGCTCCTCTCGTTTCAGTTCGACAAGAGCCTGTGGGATATCTTCGGATAAAAGTGCTGTGTTTTTTGATAAGAGTACACGAATATAACGATCCTGCAATTCCGCTGCCTGTTTTTTATTCCTTTTTGTGGCTTTGGCTATTCTGTCCTCTTTGTTTTTGAGATAGGTGCGGCGTTGTATTTTTGCGATTTTTTTGGGATTTAGTTTACGCCAAATATCCGCTCTTATGTTAGCTTTATATATTCTTTCCTCTCTGTTATTGAGGTAATATCTATGTTGTCTTGCTGCGACTTCTTCTTTTGAAAGCATCTACTTAACCACCTTATCTAAGTATTTGCTTTTCATCAGCGTTATCTCTTCCATCCGCTGCAGCCCTTCCTTTAGCACGAGGGTTTCCTTTTTGGTAAGCTCTCGGTTTTTGCTTTCCCATTCCAGATCCCAAACCCTGCCTTTTATTATGCCGAGTTCATGGTCAAGTAAATGAATTGTCTGCGTGGTTTTTGTGATGGTTAGATCTTCCGCTCTTGCGTACAGGGATTCTTTTTCACCGATCCATATATAGAATCCGGCTAACATTGTTATGAGTGTAAGTAATATTCCTATTCTAATCTTCATTTTTTGTTCCTTTCATGGTTTTGGTTATACATATATTTCCCAAGTTGTTTGGCAGTCTTTGTGATAAAATTTAAGACGTTTAGGGGGATAAATTAAAAATGCTTCGAGCAGTTCACAGTCAACAAACCCACATTTTGGACAAGTTGCTTTTGCGTCTTTTGGATCATATGTGGAAACTATCATCATTCACCGCCTTTCATTTTGGTTAGGTGTCTTTAGCCTCTTTTTTGGACCCTGGTCCCACCATAAAATTTACTTCTTTACTGCGCTCCTCAAAGGCTACTATCCTCAGGTACCTATGGAACAGCCTCGAAGAATGCCACCTACTTACTAACCACCTTTTCACCCATGCTACATCGAACATCAGTTACCGCCTTTCATTGCTTTAGTAAGTCTCGTATGTTGTCTAAGTCTGTTTGTATGTATATTGTTCTTTCACAGACATTATATTGGTCATAAGCACTCAAACCAATAGAAATAACATTTTCATCTATCCAATCAAGTATCTCACTGTCTTTGCTCTGTTTGGATAGTTCTTCCAAAACTGCTCCACAAGTAGCAATCATAAGTTTACCGTTGGCAGAATTAGGGTTAAACTCTTTTGTATCTTCCCTTGTTTTATAGAAAAACCCCGTTGCTAAATCCTCATATGTTTTATGAAAAAACTTTGCTAGTTGTATTTTATCCACAACTTACCCTTTCATGGTTTTGGTTATTATTTTAGAGGCTAGTTTACATTTTTCACATACCATAATCCATCTTGTGGGAATCCAATCATGCTCACACAGAGTTTTTTGTGTATCTGCCTGCTGTTTCATGGCTGAGGTTAAATCGAGCTTGTTTAGTATTTTTCTAAACCTTAACATATAATCAATGTTCGGGGGTTCGTTGTGGGCAGTTCTCATTCGTCCATACATCCATTTTAAATGTTTAATGTCGCTTTCATTAAGCATCTCACTGTCTTTGGATAGTTCTTGCTCAAGCCATTTGACATATTTAAGCGTATGATAATCAGATGCATCTTTTCTGTATAATGCTTTTCCACCTGTTTGTTTTTTGTACTTATCTTGTATATTATTTATCATTCATCCTCCAATCTATTTTAAATTGATATTTACCCTCTTATCCTCCATCTTAGACGGAGTATCTTCCGATAAGCCCCGCATAAGAACCCGTTTAAACCATCCTCTTCACTCATGGTTATGAACAGATCATTGAAAAAAGAGATGTATGATGAGTCAAGTAAACCGGATCTGTAAAGCTGACACATTATGTCATGCACCAGGGACGATCTGATAACTGCGTCTCGATCCGGTATTACGTCCGCCCCATTCCAGGCATACCCTGGGCGTATGATCAAGTACCCGTCTTCCCAAAGGGTATAGTAGCTATGGTTGATCCTTTCAGCCGGATGTATATTCGTATAGACCCCGTAACCCTTTAGCATCAGATACTTATACTTCTCTTTCCGGACCTCGTAAGTTATATGCCCAAGTTCTATTATGGTTCTTTTATTTAGCATGTATCACCTCCACGGCACGATAGTGCCAGTAAACAGATCTTCTATATCCCTTAAAATCCCTACGGCCTGCTGCGTCGTAATGTTCAAGCATTTTTGCGTCAAGAACCTCACGACGATATTCATCATCACCTTTAACGACAGCTATAGGAGCGTCATTCATAAACAGTATATGTTCCATATTGCCTCTTTTCCATGAGCGGGGCTTTGTTTATTAATTAATTAGGTTTTAGTTTTAGTTTTTCACCTGCGATTTTTCCGTCCTATTACTCCGTAAGTTAAATGTTGATATCGTTATTATCATTAAATGGCATGTCATGTCAAGATAAATCTCAAATTATTTTTCGCCTGCGATTTTACGCATTTTTCCCCCGTAAAATACTCCGTAAGTTAATAGCTAATTTATCGATATCTTTTATTATGCGCTCGTATTTCTCGGCCTTCTTCGATGATATAGTAAGCTTCAGTAAGTGATATCTTGTAATGCTCTGCGAAAGCGGAAAGCGTTAGAAAATTATTAACGTAATCAAGATACATTTTTTCGGTTTCGTCCCTGGTCACAATAACCTCCGTAAGTTAATAGTTAAACATCTCTCCAGTTGATAAAAAAGTGTATTCGTTTGCGCCGCATATATCTTTTGCGTATTCGTCCGTGTATAGAAATTGATATGCGTTTTCCGCATATACGAAAAATTCGTGACAAACGTCCGTGTATTTTTCTTTAACGGCTTGAACCACTTCACATATTTTTTCTTCTAATTTTGGATGATCCCCAAAGGGAAGGCAGGATACTGCGATATTACTTTCAGAACAATAGGTATACCGTCCTTGATTACCTGTCGATGATACAGAAAGTTCATTGGTAAGGGTGTCTGCGATTGAGGTTTTCATATCTGGGAATTCTGCTTTGATAAATTCAGTCAGGTCGATATCACATGAAAAGCTCAGGCCGTCGCCTTGACAACTGGAGCAGGACCATATAAATTCCGCTCCTGAAAAATAAGGATATTTTTCTTTGAGTTGTTCGGAAAAATATTCTGGTAAGCATTCCGTTTCAAATTGTGAGTCTTCTCCGAAGCTGTTTCGGACTGTCTCTTTTGCTTCGTCTGATAACTCTTCGTAAGGGTATACTTCATATTCTCTTGTTATTTTATGCATGTGTTTTTTCCTCCGTAAGTTATTTAACGTGTTTATGTAAATTCTCTTTGATGAATTTTTCGGTGCAATCGGTGCTGTATGTCTGAAAAACAATCCCGCCGCCGTACTGTTTGTTGTGGAATTTTCGGCCGCCAAGTTTATTGGCAAGTTTACAGATATATTCGTAATCGCCTTTGAGTCTGTGAAATGGGCTTGGGTTGTCTGTCCATTTATCAAAGTGTTTAAGCACTCGGATAAGCTCAAGAAAATGGACAACGTGTCTGGGGTTTCCGTTTATATCGCTGTTTACTCGTGTCCATTCGAAAGGTATTTCAATATCATTAAGGACTTTTTCAACTTCTATATCTGGAGGGTTTTCAAGATAGGAGTTTCTCAGGTTATAAAGGGTTTTTTCTTCTGCGTTTTGTTCGTCGTTGGCTTCTACTTCTTGCGATAGTATCACTCGGTATTTTGGCATGGTTTTTCCTCCTTAAGTTAATGGTTTATTCATTATTTAATCGGTCAATTAAATCTTCAATTAAATCTTCAACTATATCTTTTCTTCTTTCGGTGTCCAGTTGACAAAAGTCTAAAAAACTTGAAAATCTGATATTTAAAGGTTTAAGTAAGTCTGTCGTTAAATCTTTAGTTTTTATCAATTTAGATAACGCTTCGGTTTTTGTCATTTTTTCCTCCTTAAGTTAATAGATAAAATTTAAAAATCATTAGCATAACTACTGCCCAGGATGTAAGCGTCCCTACTGCGATTATGATCGTTTCCATGTTTTTACCTCCGTAAGTTAACATTAACATTAAGATTCGATTATTATATATTCATCTTTGTTTAAAAGGATTTCATTTACAAATATTAGCCCTTGTTTTTCAAAGTCCGGCTGATTGGTTGCTATTTCCGCTTTATATATTTTAGTTGAGTCAAGTTTCAGTTCTGTTGTATAAAGCTTATAATTTAACTTCGGCTTAACTTTCATATCATCCCATCTTTTCATAATATCACCTCTCTTGTTAATGGCTATTATCTACAATTAAAAAACGCTCTATATCTTTTATTCATTATAATAAGCGCGCTTTTATCGGTCCTGATAATATCCCTGCCGGAGAGCAATTTACTTTTGGCTTTCCATCCGGTAGACGCTAACTGATATAAATGAGAAACATATCTATAATAGCCCCCCAGGAACATTATATTGTTATCGTTTAAAAGACTTTTTCTCATGGCGGTTATCTCCTTTAAATACTCCGTAAGTTATATATTAATTGTGTATGCGTACCGATATTTAAGACCTTTATATAATATTAAAAACTTGTTTTCTTTTTGTAATTGCTCTATTGTTTTTAAGCCGTTTAGGGTTTCAGTTCTAAAGTCCAGGCCGCCGTCGTGTAAGATTTTAGCGTTTTTGTGCGTTGGTTTGGTGTTTGCAAAAATTGTGCCCCTGGGTAAATCAGGTATATTGTCCGGTTCAACAAAAATTGTTTTTCTTATTGTTATCTCTTTTTTATAAATCATAGCCGGATACCTCCTATTAAATTAAACATCGTTAAACAACCATGTAATGTTATCAGGTCTCATATCCCTGGTAACATTAAATTGATTATTTAATCTAAAATATTATACTTATCGTAAAGTACAAGTGTTTTCTTAAACGTGAAACAACTATTTTTATTTAACTCACATTCTTTTTCATATGACCATTTGCAGCCGATATTTACTAGATAATCCACGCACCGGTCTATTGTTTGGAATGTTTCAAGATATTGTATTCTCATGCCCATTCTCCTTATAAAGTTATCATTAAAGAACCATCAAGCACCCCTCTGACAGGTGCTAAATTGTTATTTATATTTATCACTTATTATTTTAATATTATTACTATTACTTATTTTTATAATAATATCGGTTATTTCAATATCATATTCATCATATTCTATTGTTATAATTCTTTTACTCATAACATACACCTCATATTAAATTAAACTACATTAAACAACTAATCAGGCATACAAACCGATTGAGTATATCCTAACTTCCAGGGATTTGCTCCGGGTTGTATGCCTGGTAATAATTTAATTGCAGTTGCAAAGCTCGGACATATACGATGGGTACATTTGAGAGCCGCAGGAAATATCTTCCCAGTTTCCTATCGTCGCACCGTCTGAATCTTTATAGATCCTTTTGTTGCCAAGCGATAGAATTTCAGATTTTGGATTTTGTTTTAACAGTTCGTCAAAGAAATCCCCGTGGCAATGCCAACAGGCGGAGATCATTTTGCGCCCGGAGTTCGACACCCTGGCACCGGATCCGCTTGAGTCTTTGACCCTGAGAGTAAATAATACCCTTCGCCCTGTTTGCTCTATCCGGTTAAAGATAAGATTATTATTATATTTCTTTGCCACTTCTGCCAATACTTTTTCAAGCTCGTTTATCGTTGTGTTTTTTGCGAACATGGTCTTGATCTCCTTAAAAAATTAAACCGATTAATATTAATAAAAATAATCCCCCTGCCAGGATCGCACCAATAAAAATTCGTTTAAGTGAACTAAGCATTTAGTTTTTCTCCCTTTCTGCCGGAGGTTTTGCGTCGTGGTATTTCTTACCGTTGGAGATTATGAGGTTCGCCTGGTCCTCAGTGCATCCGATGGATTTAGCAAAATCTGAAACAGTTGAAAAGCTGTTTGTGTATTGCCTGTAGAGCTTAGCAAGCCTGGCTTTATCGTTTCTGGTTGTCTTTAATCGTTTCATTTTTGTTGATCTCCTTTTTTGGTTATCGTTATACTACATTAAAAACCGCTTGAAAGCTCCAAGGTTTGCGCCTGGAGCTCTCAAACTGTTCGGTATGTTATTATTTAGCTTCTGTTTAATTCATAATCCAAAGGGAAACTGTCCGGTAATTCGAAGCCTTCTATAATACTGTCGGATATAATGCGTTGATCTCTTGAACAATAATCAGCGGCTGAGACGTTGAAGTCTTCAGTAAATACTACTGTTTCGTTTGTGCTCTGATCGTTGTTCAAAAGTATTATTCTCATTTTTTCATAGTACGTTGTCATATCATCACCTTTTAAAATTGATCGTTAGACTACATTAAAAACCGCTTGAAAGCTCCAGGGTTTGCGCCTGGAGCCTTCAGACTGTTCTTGCTGTCTACTTACATATATTTATAATCGCCTGCATGTGGTTATTTATCTGTTCTTTTGTTTCATCCAGGGCAATCTGTTCTGTTTTAATTTCCGTCCACCTGTTAGATATTTCAAGCTCTAACTGTTCAGCTATTTTATTAACCTTATTATTTACAACATGATTAATATAATCAAAAAAAACATCATCTGACATAGCTTTATAAATGCCAAATAATAACAATCGCCGATCGTTCTGCTCTGCACCGATAAATATATCCTGTAGTACTTTTCTGTCTGTTCGTGCGAATTCATCCTGGAGGTCCGGCATGCCCTTGGATGAAAAGCAAAGGTTAACCTGTTTCGCCCACTGCAAAAAGTCTGTTATGTTTTCAATCTTTTTTGTCATAGTATTCTACTCCTGTTTAGGTTTAATGTTCTATACTTCTTATTATAATATACTTATCGGATAATGCAAGTAAAAACTTTAATAATAATGGCGCATAAGTAAAATAAATACATAATAAATGATTAATAAACCAGGCTACACAGTTTCAGAATGCTGAAAACAGCGTGAGGCGGCGGCCGCTTTTGTTCCGGTAAATGAAGTGCAATCAATATGTTATGCTGTGAGTTATGAGCATAAAAAGGCGTGACCCTGCAATTTTCTTGTCTTTTCATGACAATAGAAAATTATGCTCATGGGTTGTAGGTTAAGTGTCTGATGCTTCAGCGAATATCAGAATAATAAATTGAACCGCCTCAAAACGTGTTTTTCCTTCTATAGGGTGTACGGTGTACACATACACCGCTATACTTTTGCGCCTTGCGCCAGGCGCATGAGCGCTTGGTTAAAATGCCTCAAATACTTACCATAACGAAGACGAACTAAATCTATCTAATCGTCAAGATCCTGACGCTTTCCGCCTGGCGCTTTTGCGCCTTGGCGGCTGCGCCGCCTCAGATATACACGAGCGAATAGCTTGTGCATACCTGCTGTTAATATCATGCTGTTGTTTTAATCCATCTTATCTATGCTGTTGCTGTTGTCGTTGATGGTATATCATGCTGTTGTTTTAATCCATCTTATCTATGCTGTTGCTGTTGCTGTTGTCGTTGGCTGTACCATGCTAGTCAGATACAAGAAGCGTTGAAACAAGATCCTATATAACGAGAACCCCTTTTTATAAAATGAAGAATAATGAAAATAAACCTTCTACAAGATCTCAAACTTTTTTTCTTAGTACCTTCCGGAAAAATTTTAAAAATTTTTATAAACAGTGTAAGTAAACTACTTACAACTATTGAGTAAATAAGAACCCCTAATATGTAAACTGACAAATTTATGTAAACAGGCAAATTTGTCAGTTTACATTTATTTAGGACATAGCGCTTGACAGGACCCGCTCTATATGGTACTCGAGGTTTAAATGCTAACGATATACGGGTTACACGATGACAGTTGAAACTATGAAAGACTTGTTAAAGGATCCTGAATGGCGTAAGGATTTATCTAATATAATAAGCGAGTCGGTAAAGCAGGAGCTTCCGTTAATAGTACACAAAGCTGTAAACGAGGAGTTAAACCGTCACCCCCTCAGATGCCAGTTTATCGGATTGCGGAAAGAGGATGCGGCCCTTATCGGGGAGTATTATAGTCTTTTAAGTAAAAGGCATGAGGGCAAACTGGCGGAATATCTGGAAGTAAATAACGAGAACCAGAAGTGGTTGACAAAACAGAGGCTGCGAAGCGATAAAGTTTCGACGGCCTTTGTTATTTGTATGGTGATCACAACTGTTGGCGCTGTGATGAGTGGTATTGGCGCTACATTATGGTATGCAGTTAAGCAGTTTATTAAAGTCGGAGGGAGCGGATAATGCCAGTTAAACCGACAATATTAGAAGAGTGGTTTGGTCAAGACAAGAGACGTTGGATAATACTCCCGAGAGCTTTGTTAGAGGACATGCCTAAGAGATGGCAGCGGAAGTTTGTGCGTATTATGAACGAGATTGAGAAGGAGTACGAAGACCTAAAACCTATCGGGTCCCCACTAACGGCCCGACTTCCAAATTCAATAGTACTTAAGAGTCGGATGTTGATACGGAAAGTTTTCGCGCGTGACGGTGGTCCGAAAGCGCCAAAACTAAAACCCAGACGGAAATCCCCCCAGGAGTAAGAATGTCGTATAATAAGACCCATTTTAAAAAACTAATAACGAGAGTGCTCAATGGTATCGACGCCTATTCACCGGAAGCCACACAACTCCTTCTTGGTACTGCAGCCCAGGAATCGGCTTTCGGTACGTATCTTACTCAGCTTGGCGGGGGCCCCGCTAAGGGCCCTTTTCAGATGGAGCCAGAAACTGAGAGATGTATTTGGGAGAATTACCTGAAGCACCGGTTTGATTTAAGAACTCAGATAATAATTGAGACCGGAGTAACGCGTCCGGACCCGTTGTCTATGGAAACTAATCTTTTATATTCTATAACAATGGCGAGAGTACATTACTTAAGAAAACCTGGGGCTATTCCGAAAGATATTTACGATCAGGCTGAATATTGGAAACGATATTATAATACCGCCGGAGGTAGAGGCACGACGGAAGAATATGTAAAAAACTATAGAAAGTACTGTGATTAATGAGTGAGAACTGTGGTGAAAATGGATTCATTTTATTAGTTCCTGCTACACCGGAAGTGGCGATAAGACGTGAGAAGTTCGCGTATACCTGGTTGCGGAATGGGTTCGATGCTCAAAAGGCCGCGCGGGACAGTGGCTTCTCTGAAGGTTATGGTTCCGCTCTATTAAAGACCCCAGAAGTTCAGCGCTATCTTAAACGCGCGCAGTACAGGCTCAAACGAAAAAGCGGAGTTGATGTTGAAGATATCGCTACTGATCTGCAGGAGGCGTACGAGATGGCGTTGGAGAAAGGGCACACGGCGGTAATGGTGTCAGCGTCTTCTAAGCTGATGCAGCTATACGGGCTAGAACCCCCGAAGCAGATTAAGGTAGACGCTACGGTGGAGCATACCGGAGAGATTAAACATACAGCTATTGACATTGAAGACAGAATGAAGCTACTGGCGCCTGAAGTAGAAGCGGTAGACGTAGAATCCGAAGAAGTCAAACAGGCAAACGAAGAGGCTATACATGCCATTATGCAGTAGACTTACACGAGAACAAAGTAACGCTTTGTACTACGAGGTGATTAAAGCAGAAGACACCGAGGGTATCAGGCGTTTATGTCGGGAGGATTTATTCTTTCTCCTGACCGTTGCGTGTAAGAGAATGGACATAAATCGGGATTGGTTATACAAGCGCTGCAGGCAAGTCGAAGCTGATCGTGATGGATATTTAGATTTATGGGCGCGTGAACATTATAAAAGTACGCTAATAACTTTTGGCTTATCTATTCAGGACATATTAGTTAATCCGGAAGTAACTATTGGTATTTTCTCCCATACCCGCCCAACAGCTAAAGCGTTCTTAGAACAGATCAAAAGGGAGTTTGAAGACAACACCTTTTTAAAAGATACCTTCCCTGACATCCTGTATAAGGAACCTCGTCGGGAGGCCAGTACGTGGTCTCTCGATGGGGGCATCCTTGTAAAGAGGAAGACTAACCCCAGGAACAAAACCATAGAAGCACACGGGTTAGTTGATGGTCAGCCTATTGGTTCACATTTTTTACTACTTGTGTATGATGATGTCGTAACCAGAGAATCAGTAACGACACCGGATCAGATAAAAAAAGTAAATGAGGCGTTTGCTTTGTCTCTTAATCTAGCAGCAGAGGGCGGAGCGATGCGGGCGATCGGAACTCGCTATCACTTTAATGATACCTACCGTATGATAATAGAGCGTAGAATATTCGACCCCCGCATCCATACCGCTACCCACGATGGAACGATAGAGGGCACTCCGGTCCTATGGGACGCCGAGACGCTCGCGACGAAGCGTCGAAACATGGGACCTTATATCGCAGCCTGTCAGCTATTCCAGAATCCTAAAGAAGATTCAGTGATGGGTTTTGAGGAAGAGTGGCTCAGGTTCTACGAGGAACTCAAAAACACTGATGGGTGGAACTACTATATTCTCGTTGACCCTGCCGGTGATGGGAAGAAGAAACATTCTAATGATCCAGACTATAGTGTTATACTCGTTATGGCTACCGCCCCAGACGGAAACATATATCTTATAGACGGGGTTCGGGACAGGATCAACCTTACACAGCGCACAAAAAAAATATTCCAGTATCACAGGAAGTATAAACCTATAGCAGTTGGTTATGAAAAATATGGAAAAGATTCTGACATCGAACATATCGAAGCGATGATGGAGTTAGAGAATTATAGATTTGACATAATAGCAGTGGCGGGGAATCAATCCAAGAATGATAGAATCAGGAGATTAGTACCCGCGTTTGAACAGGGAAAAATCTGGCTTCCCGCTCAGCATATGTATATGACGCGAGACGGGCAGATGAGAGATTTGATAAAAGAATTTACTGAGTTAGAGTATTCCGCGTTTCCTGTTCCAATACATGACGATATTCTTGATTGCATGTCAAGAATAAAATCACCGGAATTGAACGTAGTTTACCCAGAAGAATATGAGGGTGAATACCCTTCTATGACGATGGGTGGTAGTATAGATATGGCGATAAAGGATTATAATGTATTAAGGAGGGATAATCATGGGCGGAGGAGGTAAATCATCACCACCAATACCAAAGCCCCCACCTCCACCGACTACGGTGGATGTTTCGGGGACGTTTCTACAGGCGAAAAGGGACTTCACTAAACAGGCCAGAGACAGATTTAAGAGCAGCAGCATAAAGACTACGGCGTTGGATTGGGACATAGACCCCAGAATACGCAGAACCGAACTACTCGGTGAAGCAGGAAAAATTGCGTAGGAGAGAACAGTGGAAGATAAAACAATAAAGCAGACGAGGACAACCAGGCTCGGGCCATATAAGACGTTAGTAGGGCAGATGGACGACGATTATAATACCTGGCGACCGCATTTCTTAAAGTTAGCCGAGAGCTTTATGCCGAGGAGAGGGAGATATCTACAATCTCCTAACGCGGATAACATGGCCAGGAAGTCATTTACTAACAGAGATGATATACTGAACGGTACGCCGGAGTATGTGGCTCGTGTTGTTGCTGCCGGTCTTCAAAGCGGGTCTACTTCACCCTCGTACCCATGGTTTGAACTTACTCTTGATGATCCTGATCTTGCGGCTTTCGGTCCGGTTCACGAGTGGTTGTTCACGGTTAGGAACATAATGCTTAACGCTTTCGCGAGATCTAATTTCTACGCGTCTACGTACAGTCAGTATATGGAGCTTCCTACTTTTGGGGTGGCGTGTATGATGATAGAGGAAGATTTTCAGTCGGGTATCCGGTGCAGACCTTATACTATTGGGGAGTACATGCTTGGGTATGATGAGAACTATAGGGTTATGACAAAGGTCCGGAAGTTTCAAATGACCGCTACCATGTTGACTAATGAGTTCGGAGAGGAAAACGTATCCCGATCAGTAAGAGACGCTATGTCTAGTTATAAAGGCGAAGATCGATTTGAAGTAGTACATGTCATTCAGCCCAACACTAGGTACTCTCCTGGGCGGGACGATGTAGCGGGTAAGAAATTTGAGTCGGTGTATTATCAACCAGATCAAGAGAACAACGATGAGTTCTTACGGATAGGTGGGTACAGAACGAAGCCTTTTACCTCTCCTCGATGGGACGTCGTTGGGATAGATGTTGTAGGGGACGGTATAGGATCGATGGCATTAGGCGACGCGCAGATGCTTCAGAAGGAAGAGGAAACTAAACTTAAGCTTCTGGAGAAACAGGCTGATCCTCCAATGAATGCTACTCCGGACTTAAAACGAAAAGGTGGTACGATACTTCCTGGTGGTATAAACTTTTTTGCGTCTACTCAAGGGTCAACGGGTTTCACTCCTTCGTATCAGGTTAGTCCTGACTACCAGGCGATAGCGCATGAGATAGGTACAGTGATGGATCGTATAAAGACTTTCTATTTTTATGATCTGTTTTTGTCTGTACTAGGAAATGATAAGAGTAGACAAACTGCTACAGAAATAATTGAGGGGCACGAGGAGAAACTTCATCTTCTTGGACCTGTTCTTAATAGAATACACGATGAGCAGCACGACCCGACTATTCAACGGACGTATGATCTACTGGACGATTTTAATGCTTTTCCGGAGCCCCCTTCTGAACTCGAAGGTCAGAATCTTAAGATCGTATACATATCTGTATTGGCCCAAGCCCAGAAGAGAGTTGAGGTTGACTCTATTGAGAGAACCGCGGCGTTTATTGAGCGACAGGTCATGGTAGATCCTAAAGCACGATACAAATATAATACATACGGCGCTATTGACAAATACAGCCATTATACTAATATACCTCCAGGTATCATAAACAGTAATGAGGTAGCAGATGAGCTGATGGCCGCGGATGTTCAAGCACAACAAGCGGAGCAAGCGAAGGAGGATCTCGCGGGGATGGCGTCTGGGGCTAAGGATTTAAGCCAGGCGCAAACTAAAGACGGAAACTTGCTCGATAAAGTAATAGAGCAGACAGGTCTATAATAAATTAAGGGAGAATAGAGATGGCCAAAACACCAAAAGAAGTATTAGATGTTAAAGATCCAGGGTTTGATATCGTTCCGGTAGCTACCCCGAGTGATACTATTAATCTGAAATATAATTTCGGCAATGGATCGGTAGACGCACCGGCTAGAGCGTTACTCATAGCCGTGGGCGGGGTCATAAAGATTACAACTTTAATGGGCGAAGACCGGCTGCTAACTGTCCCTGCGGGGTATTTACTATGTCATGTGAGACGCGTTTGGGCTACCGGATTAACGGCTACTGGAATATCAGCAATCTATTAAGAGGCTATTATGTTATCACTAAATCCTGCTCTAACGAGCGTAGCGGCGATAGGCGCTCAAGTTACGCCGGCGGACTTTGTTATTTATCTTGACAATGACGGAACTGGCGGTGATGGTTCAATCGGAAATCCATACGGCCCCTTTTCTGAGATAACCGGTTCTGTCTGGACAATGCTAAACGCACAGGCTGCACTTGGTAATCTACCCACTATTAACCTGAAACGTGGCGTAACTTGGAACGAGACGTTGACCGTTGGAGAGAGTGGGGTAGAAGGTTTCCCTATTACGATTCA